ATATTTGTTGAATGACCCCGACACTACAGAAAAAGAAATAGAGCAATATCTTGCAGAGGTTAAGGGCTAATGTCTGGATTTATAGATTGGCTAATGTCTAACAGAGGCGCTTTACAGCCAGAAAACCGTGATCCGCGTGAAAGTATCGGTAGACAGTATTTAAGAGAGGCTGCATCAGATTTGAATGATGCTGTAAATGCTTACGAAGTACCTTCAATGAACCCTGTTTTTACACTGCCAAAGTTACTTCTTGCGTTAGATCCTGCAATTAGATCAGGAACAGGTGCGGCAGTATCAACGGCTCAATCTCTTTCTGAAGGGTTCCCATTTTTTCAAGATGAAAAATCAAGTGACAGAATGGGCCGTGATTTAATTGCGTTAGTTGATGAAAGCCCCGTTGAAATGATGGTCGCGCCTTATGCGGGCATATTAGATAAAGCTGGTGAGTTTGGTTCTATGGTTAAGAGATCACGGCCATATCTTCTTGGCGATACATTGGAGGGAAACCCTGATGTTATGAATTTGCCAGAAAAGGGCAGACCGGCAGCAGTAGGTATTCCAGATGAGGGCAGATTTTCTTCTAGGCCAATTGCTGAAGTGCAGAGCGCATCTCGCAATTATATGAATGAAGCTGGCATAGATATTCCAGAATATATTGAATACCCAGAATTAGATCAGCAGCGGGCCAAATATATCGCAGCAGCGTATGAGCGCATGAAGCACGATCCAGACAACCCAGATGTAAAAGCAGCATATGAGGCTCTTAAAAACGAAACTATGGCGCAGTATGAAGCGCTAAGAGATACGGGAATAGATTTTAAGTTTTTGCGCGAAGGCCAGACAGATCCATATGCAAAAAGTCCCGCGATGGGTTATCAGGATGTTGTGGAAAACAAGGAATTGACTGTATTTCCTACTGACTTTGGCTACGGATCTGGCGAATTTGATGCATCAGACAACCCGTTATTAGGTTTTGTAGGTCAGGTTGGCGATAAAGAAGATGCTGTTGCTAATGACGCTTTCCGCGTTGTGCATGATATGTTTGGGCATTTAGGCGCAGGAAACCCGCAGTTTAGAGCAAAAGGTGAAGAACGCGCTTGGTTAGAGCATAGCAGGATGTTTAGTCCAGAAGCCCGAAAGGCTATGACAACTGAAACACGCGGTCAAAATAGCTGGTTAAATAGCGGGCCATTTGCAGATCAGAATGCTACCGCTTTAGGCGCTGACACAGTGTTTGCCGATCAGAAAGCCGGTTTGCTGCCAGATTGGGCTGTAGATCCACAGGGTATGCCCAAAGGCATTGAGCGTGATGAGCTAGACGAAATTATTAAGAAGTGGGGCAGATAATGAGAAAGGGTTTACGGCAAGCTTCACAGTTAGCAAAAGGCTTGCTTGATTTGTTTCATTACTCTGACGAAGTGCGGCCAGTTATTGATCCATTGCAACATCTGAGCAATCCCAATATTCGCGGTATGGAGCGTGAGTTGGCATATGGAACGAGGTTATCAAAGTATGGTGAAGTGCCAGAGGTAATTTATGATCCTTACCCGCCACAATCTTATTTTGGAACATCAAGCTACTCTCCCGAAACTGGTTTAGGTGATGTTGTCCACAAAACAACGGCTGATGAAGAAGCTTTCTACGATGTATCCGATGATTTAAAAAAGTTTATGCCTTTGGCGCGTGAAGAAGTGATGGACAGATTAACGGAGTTTGATAAGAAATTTACACCTTATGAGGTCAACCTGATGGTGCAAGGCAGGGCCATGAGTTTAGCAAAAGAGGCTAAATACTTGGGTCTTAGCAATAGAAAATACAGGCCAGACGTATATACTCAATTTAACGAAGTGATCCCGCAAGAGGTTCAGCCGTTAGGGCAAGAAATGATGTCATTGGTGGAATACCTAGAGAGCATAAAAAAATGACAGTATATGAGATAGAAGTTGATGATATGGGGCTGGGCTTAATGCGCAGTGACCCATTTTATAAAAGCATTGATGTAGTGAGTGAAAAGCCTACCGGCACAATGCAGAAGCGTTATTTAGTAAAAGTTGTTGAGCGAGAAGAAAACGCATATTACGCAAAAAGCGTTTAACCTTGGGTTCTCAGCTAAAGTATGATAAAAGTAAGCCAATCTTAGGAGAGTTACATGGCGATCACAACTTACGCAGAGTTACAAACTGCGATTGGCGATTGGCTAAACCGCGCCGATCTTGACCAAAAGATACCTGATTTTATTCGGTTGGCTGAAAGCACGTTAAATGATGTTCTGCGATCTGCTGATATGGTTACGCAATCAACATCTATAGCAATTACGAGTGGCCGCGCTACATTGCCAGCAGATGCTTTAGAGATTGTGTACGCGCAAGTAGCGTCATCTGAGGATGAGCCATTAGAGCAAATTACACCGCAGCAGCTTACAATGCTACGCAGAACGCGCACAAGAAACGCCGCAAATCCTAGATTTTACGCAATTGTTGGCCGTGATATAGTGGTCACTCCGACACCGGCATCTGGATCTTTGGATTTAGATTATTATCAAAGATTGCCAGTTTTGTCCGATAGCAACACAACAAACTGGTTGTTGACAGATAGCCCGCATATTTATCTTTACACCAGCTTGCTTCATGCAACGCCATTCTTAATGGATGATGCCCGCTACGCAGTATTTAATAACACTGTAAGCCAACAGGTGATGGCGGCAGTGAGATCGCAGCAAACGCTTGCCTTAGATGATATGAAGATGGCAGGGTTTTCTTTATCAGCGCCCACTGATGTTGCGGCAGCGCAGCAATCGGCTTTGGCATCTGTCGCGGGGTAAGGCTTTTAAATGGCAATTACATCTTATGCCACGTTGCAAGATGCGATCTTAGCTTATGCAAACAAGCAAGATATAGCGCAGTCATTAGATACATTCATTGCCTTGGCAGAAGCAGATATGCAGCGCAAAGTGCGCCACTGGCGTATGGAGCGGCGCAGCACTGCATTGCTTGATACTCAATATACAGCTTTGCCTAGCGATTTCTTAGAGCCAATCAGAACCATGTTGACGGGCGCAGATCCGCTTCATTTAGAAGTGATTGGGATTGGTGAGTTGGCAGAGCGGCGTGAGGCTGCAAAAGATGCGAGCGCAAAACCAAAGTATTATGCTATCGTAGATGGTACGATAGAAGTTTTCCCGAAACCTGATGCAGATTATACTTTTGAGATGGTTTATTATTCAGATATTCCCGCTCTAAGTGACAGCAATACATCAAATTGGGTTCTGGAAAAGCATCAAGACGCATACCTGTTCGGAGCATTGATGCAGACAGCGCCATTTTTGGGTGACGATGGAAGGTTGGCCGTTTGGACTTCATTGTATCAAAGCGCAATAGATGGTATAAATGCTGAGAGCGAAAAGGCAAAGACTGCTGGCGCGGGTCGGCGTATTCAAATTAGGAGTTACTAAACATGGCAAGCTTTACAAAGGTCAATGACTTTGTTGTAAATTTGGCAAACGCTATGGATCTTGACAGCGATACTTTAAGAGTAGCTCTGTCAAACACCGATCCGACATCGGGCACAAATGTTGCCGCTGATGGCAATGGCGTTTTGGCAAATATTACTGAGATTTCATATACAAATCTTTCATCTCGCACATTGGCAAATGTCACCAGTACACAAGCATCTGGTACATATAAATTGAGCGCAGATGATCTGACGTTGACTGCCAGCGGCGGCACTGTAGCGGCATTCAGGTACATCGTTGTGTATAATGACACGCCAACATCACCGGCAGATCCAGTGATCGGTTATTATGATTATGGAGCAAGTTTGGTGCTTAACGATGGTGACACATTCACTGTTGATATCGGCACAAACGGCATTCTGACACTTACATAAAAGGTAAATCATCATGGCTAAATTGTTTAACAGGGCCAAGATGACAACCGCCACTACTGGAAGCGGAACTGTCACTTTAGGTTCCGCGTCCAATGGTTTTCAGACATTCGCAGCGGCGGGTGTTTCAAATGGTGATGTTGTCCAATACGTTATTGAGGAAGGTGCGAATTTTGAGATTGGCACAGGCACATATAGCAGTACCGGCACATCACTAACCAGATCCCCGGCAGAGAGCAGCAATAGCGATAATGCGATCACACTGGCCGGTCAGGCAACCGTTTCTATTACGGCTGTTGCGGATGATTTAAACAGGCTTCAGCACGGTGGATCTGACAAGGTTACGGTTTCGTCTACCGGCGCAAGTGTTGCCGGCAATTTGGCTGTTTCTGGAACGGTAGACGGGCGCGATGTTGCCAGTGATGGCAGCAAGCTAGACGGCATTGAAAGCGGTGCAACTGGCGATCAAACTAATGCTGAGATCAGAGCGGCGGTAGAAGCGGCATCTGACAGTAATGTTTTCACTGATGCAGACCACACAAAGCTTAATGGGATAGAGGCCAACGCCAAGAACGATCAGACGATCACGGCGGGTGGTGGGCTAACTGGCGGCGGCACTGGTGACGTTACGATTAGCCATTCTGATACGTCCTCACAGGCGTCAGTAAACGGCTCTGGGCGCACTTACATTCAAGATATAACTCTGGACACCTACGGGCATGTTACGGGGCTGGCAACGGCCACAGAAACAGTGGTTAACACTGATACCAACACGATCCCAAACAATGCCACAATCACTCTAAGCGCGGGGGGTGCGCTGACTGGTGGCGGTAATTTCACAACCGATCAATCGTCAAATGAAACGATCACCTTTAATCACTCAGATACGTCTAGCCAAGGTTCTGTAAACAA